CAAAGCACTTGCAGATGGTTCATATCCTATCCGTAATGCTTTAGACCTAAAGAACGCTATTCAAGCATATGGTCGCGCAAAGCCGGGAAGTCGTGGCAAGGTAAAGCGTCATATTGTGAAGCGTGCCATCGGTCTTAACCGTGAAGAGCTAATCCCAGAAAATTGGAAGGGTGCTGCAGCAGATCTTGATAATATTGTTGCCTCGATGAAAGCAAGTGCTAAAGTTGCTTTTGCAATGATTTCAAGCAATTCTGAAGCAGTTTTTTCACAGTCAGAATTTTCCGAAGCAGAAGAAGAAAAAGTCATTGCAGATCTTACCGACGAAGAAATTGAAGTTCTCAGACAAGAAGCAAAGACTCGTAAGGATCAGGAAAATGATGGTATTTCTAGAGATGAAGATGGCCGTATTAAATACACCCCTGAAACTCAGCCTCGTGATGCCTCTGGAAAGTTCCGTCAAGTTCTAGCTCGTATTAAGCAGAACTTAGGAAACTCTGGTCTTCAGAATGTTCTTGAGAAAATAAAAGAAGCAGAAAACTTTGATAGCACTGGAAACTATGCTGGAGCAGCTAAAGCAGCAGCAGATTTACTCGGGATTATTGATCGATTGGACTCTGGAGCGTTAAATTCTGACGCTTTAGAAAATGTCCGTACTAGTGCTGCCGAGCTTGGAAAGGTTATCGCTAACCTCCCATTTGCCTTCGGTGAAGATGCAGAGAAGATTCGCTTCTCCGATATCCCACCTGCTCTGAAAGACCTTATGAAAGACATGATTACTCGTGTAGAAGACAAGATTGGCAAGGAAGATGCCGATATTGCTACCGCTGACCTTAGAAACTTTATGTCTGGCGGGGACTACTACAATCAATCTGAGGTCTCATCCCAAATGGCTAAGCTCCTTCGCTTACTTACATAAATATTAAATAATCGTACAGATAAACATATAAAAAATAATGTATAGTATTACTCAGGTGGAGTGCCTCCACGCATCTAATGCGTCTGTGAGTCCCTCGGCCCTAACTGATAAGCGAGACAAGAAGTCTTATACATTCTTGTCGTAACTGGCCCAGAGGAGGGACAGTAATGGATCAAATCAAAGACATGATCGATCAGCTGGCTGATATTAGCGACGAACAAGTCGCCGATCTCCAGAATAAGATCATTAAGGAATTTGAATCTGTTGAGAAGGAAGACCCTACTCCGCAATCAGTTGATGCGATGTCGTCATTAGCCGACATGCTTGACACCGTTCGTGGTGAATTCAAGCGACGCGAGGCCGCGATTCAAGAGCTCGCAACGCGAGCAGCAGATGCAGCCTCTCGTGTTTACGGTGAAGACACAGGAAAAGACATGGAGTCTGATTCCTCAGAGGAAAAGAAAGAAGAAATGCCAGAAGAAGCAGAAGAGATGGCGATGGATATGCCAGCTAAAGATGCTGAAGATGATATGCCTTCTGAAGAAGTTCCAGTAGCCGAAGCTCCTATGGCAGAAGAAATGCCTGTAGCAGAAGAAGCACCTACTCCAGAGATGGAAGAGGAAAAGAAAAAGGAAGAGGAAAAAATGTCTGAAGCGTCAATTGATGCAAGTAAGGTCGTCGAACTCTCGACGGAAACAAATGAAGTTGTTACCGAAACAGCTGCCGCTGTAGAAGTAGCCGCTGTTGTTGCAGATGGTGCAGATGCATCAGAAGCAGAAGCAGCACCTGCAGAAGCAACGCCTGTTGCTGAAGCAGTTGTAACAGAAGCAGAAGCAGTAGTTGAAGATTCAGCAGTCGCTGTTGATTCAGAAGCAGCAGTAGCTGAAGTTACAGAAGATGCAGAAGCATCAATCAAAACCAAAACTGAGCCAAAGGCTCAAGAAATTATGGAGGCACCTGTGACCGCCGCTGGAGATGATCTCAATATTGAGGTCCCTGCTGACCGTCGCCCTGTTGCACAGGCATCTGTAGCTCCCGTGGCAATTACTGCGGGTGCTGACATTCCTGGTTACACCGCTGGCAGCTCAATGAACGACATGTACGATGTCGCATCAGCGTTCGAAAAGCGTATTCACGCTCTTCGCCGCGTAAATGGTGGAGATGGAGAGCAGCACATTGTTGCATCTGTCGCCACTCAGTACCCAGAAGCTCGCACTCTTACAACAGATGCAGAAGCTAACTGGGCAAAGGTTCAGGCCGTTACTGGTCCTGAAGCACTCGTCGCATCTGGTGGACACTCAGCACCATTCGAAGTTAAGTACGACATCTTCGGACTTGGTACTACATCTCGTCCACTTCGTGACGCACTACCAAAATTCCAAGCAGACCGTGGCGGTATCCGCTTCGTAACTCCACCAGTACTTAGCTCATACGCTAACGCTGTTGGTGTATGGACCGCAGCAAATGACTCAGCAGAAACACCAAACCCAGCTGCAAAGCTTAGCTTGACTGTAACAGCTGCATCAGAGCTAACTGTCGCAACTGATGCTGTAACACTACAGCTACAGTTTGGTAACTTGATGTCTCGTGCATACCCAGAATTGATCGCTCGTCACAATGAGCTTGGTCTAATTCAGCATGCTCGTGAAGCAGAAGGACAGATTCTAACCCGTCTAACTGCTCTTTCAACAGCAGTTACATCCACTTCACTTATCGGTGTAGCCCGTGACTTCCTAGTACAGCTAGGTCGCGCAGCAGCTAATTACCGTGGCCGTCATCGCCTAGAGGCAGATGCTCCACTCCGTGTCATTGCTCCATACTGGATCAAGGACGCAATGGTTGCAGATCTTGCAATTTCAGCACCAGGAGACAGCACTCTAAACGCAACAACAGAGATTGATGGATATATTGCATCTCGCAATATCAACATCAGTTACCACATCGATGATTTCACCGATGCACAGAATGTCGGTGCAATGAACGAGTTTGGAGATACATTCGTATGGTACATGTTCGCTGAAGGAACATTCTTGTTCCTAGATGGCGGTACATTGGATCTCGGTGTTATCCGTGACTCAACTCTCGTTGGTACAAACGACTACAAGATGTTCGTTGAAACCTTCGAAGGCGTTGCAAAGATTGGCGTTGAATCACTCAAGGTCACATCAACCATCTCTGTTAACGGTGTAGCAGCAGCTCTCCGCGATACAACTGGTGGCGCATCAGCTGCGGTTATCGAATACTAATCGGTAGCCTAAAGTAATTAAGTCAAAACCCGAGCCGACACTTAGAAGAAACAGGAGATACAAAAATGGCGTTTAGAGGAATCTATCCAGCACCAGATTTGGTCAATGCTCCATGTGGAGTTCTAAGTGTCGCTCGGGTGATGACCCACACAGATGCAAAATACGATGATCGTTGGGTTCGTGGCTTCTCCTACGAATTCTACTCTCAACCAGAAGTAGAACTATTTACAGTAAACGATTCAGTAGTAACTAATGGAGTTGTAGGAACTTCAACACTTCCTAGATTTAAAGAGTACGATCCTTTTTTTATTCAAGGAACAGATACTCGTTCATATTTTGGTATTAATGGTGAAGATCGTTTTGAAATTGCGAAAAAGCAATTAGAAGCAGCAACACAAAAAGCAGTGGAATTAGAACTTTGGGAAGGCGTAGCCTCTACTGCAGAAACAAATGGGAATGACTTTTTAAGAAAAACAGGTGCAGCAACAGTAGTAGATACTGGCGCCTTAGCTCCGTCAACAGCACTTATGCTGTTAGAGCAAGCAGTTTCTTCATCACCAGCAGGGACTAATGGAGTTATCCACATGACCCGTGATGTTGCTTCGATCTTAGGATCTAGGCTCATGTATCTGCCAGTAGATGGAGGAAAATCAGGTAAGGCAATGACACGCTTGGGTACAGAAGTCATTATTGGATCTGGATACACAGGCGCTGGTCGTCTTGCAGATTCCAATACCGCAGCATCTGCTTCAAATAAGTGGATGTATGCAACTGGACCTATAGATGTTCATCTAAGCAAAATTGAAATCGTAAACGAAAACCTTGGTCAAGGCGCAACAGTAAGTACGAACACAAATGACTTAACAGTCAGAGCGGTTCGTTCAGCTGCGGTATACTTTGATCCAAGTATTTTTTATACAATTCGTCTAGCACTACCAACAACCTAGTAAGAAATAACAAAAAGGAGAAAACTGGAATGGCCACTCAAGAGTTTGCGGCTAGCGTCCAAGGTGTGTGCATCCGAGTCACTCGACTGGACGCCGCAGGTAATCTGCTCAATGGAGCAGGAGACAGCTACACAACCTCGGCGTTCCTCCGTACATCGTTCACCCCTGAATATGAAGAGGGCGACGAAATTATTGAAAAGCAAGCAAACGGCATTATATGCGTGTCATATAAAGCCCCTGATACGCTTAAGCGCATCACAATGGAGCTCGCAATCTGCGAGCCAGATACAGAACTTTCACAACTAATTTCAGGCGGTCTATTGCTCCGTAAGAACTTCGGATCATTTGCATCACCTGACAATAAGTCAATCGGCTGGGCAGCACCATCAGTTGGAGATGATCCAACAGGTAACGGTGTGGCTCTAGAAGTTTGGTCATTTGCAATTGCAGATGGTCGCCGTGCAGCAGTACGCCCTTACTTCCACTGGGTATTCCCATATGTAAAGCTTCGTCAGTCAGGTGACCGTGTAATTGAAAACGGTATGCTTGCTACAACATTCGAAGGTTACGGACTTGGAAATATTACATTCGGAGCAGGACTAGATGGTCGCTGGGAGTTCCCAATTGCCACCGAGCGTTCATACTCATATGCACGAGCAGATTATGCTCCAGTCGGTCTAAAAGGCTTCTACCGCTGGTTTGACGAGTCCACTAAGACAGTCACAAACAAGGCAAAGACATCATCCGTTGCAACCCTTACAACAGGTGCTGCACACGGTTTTGAAGTTGGTCAGAGCGTAACTGTTTCAAGCGTAGATGCCGATTTTAATGGAACATCTACAATTACAGCAGTACCTACTCCAACAACATTCCGCTATGAAAAGACTGGTACAGATGTTACATCTGCAGCAGTAAGCCCAGCGGGTGCAGTTCTTCGTAATCGTGGATACCTAACAGTTTCAGATTTTGCCTCACAAGGTTCAACATCTGTTTACAATGTTCCAGGTAACAGCGAGTACAACCCAGAAAGCCCAATAGACTTCATTATCGCGTCAACTGAGGATGCAACAGCTTAATTCGTAAGGAGAGGCGGGCATAAACCGATGGCTAAAAACTACGGTCTTATGCCCGCTTTTTTAATTAAAGACGAGGTGATATATGAGTAATTTATGGGTAACACCAGAAGAGCTAGGCACACACTCTTCCTCAGATTACGCATATGATGCTTGTAAGACAGCATCTCATCTTCTTTGGGCTATGTCTGGCCGTAAATTTTCAGGGATAACAACTGTAACCGAAAGATATGTATCTTCTTTCGATCCGTATTTAAGATCTTCAGGGTCAACTAGAAATTACACTCCAGTACTAATTAACGGTACTGTAGAGAATATTGCATCAAATGGTATTTCAGGTCTTTATGGTCAAGATTTTCAAGGAGACGGAACTGCTGCTAGTTCTCGTTTACGCCTTCGTGGACGCAAAGTAGTAAAAATTCATACTGTTCGTCAGCTTGATGGAACAATAGTTGATCCAAGTAAGTACTATCTATCAGATCACTCCGTTCTTGTAGGAGTAGCTGGCTCAGGGTGGTTTTCTTCTCGTGTAGAAGTTACATACACTTATGGATCTCCACCTCCAACTTCTGGACGTACAGCAGCTCGTCTTTTTGCTACAGAGCTTGTAAAGCTTTACGAGAATGACGATACATGCGCCCTACCGCAGCGTGTTACATCTATATCTCGTCAGGGAGTCTCTTACACAGTTCTTGACCAACAAGACTTTATTGATGATGGAAAGACTGGTTTATACGCTGTAGATTTATTTATTAAGACCTCTAACCCAGACAAAGCTCGTGCTCGTTCTCGAGTCTTTACCCCCGACATTCCTCGTGCTCGTCGTATTACTGGAGCATCTCCATTATATCCATTGAGTGCATTTGATCTTTATGTTACCGCAGAGGGTACTTCCAATGTTTATTATCTTTCGGAGATTAATGGAGACTTTATCTCTGATAACGATAACTGGGATATTCAAGTAGATGTCTCTGACATTAACAGTAACAATATTATTACACTTCCTAATGCTGGAGCAGTCGATAGAAATGAAGGCACAATCCGTGTCAGTGCCACATATCAACAGATTTTTGATGCAATAGGTCCTCGTGACCCAGGAATTTTAGATATATATGCTGTTAGACCTAGCCTTGCAAATCCAGCTGTGGACGAGATTGTTCATCTTATTTCTAGTAATATAGTTACACATCTAGGCGAACGAACCATTCCTATTTACACTGTTTAAGACGAACTAACTAAAAGACAAGAGGACATATGAGTTTAACTATAGACACTAGCACTGTCTCTTCTGACGCTAAAAATTTAGCTAATCTTATGCAAAATTTACTTGATGCTGTAATTGCTACATATGATTCATATACTATGCCTTTACCGAGTCGTCGCTACTGGACTCTAGGTAGTCCAGCAGTTGACTGTGAGCAGGTAGTTATCTCTATGTTACAAATGTATATAGGTTCTCCCGGAGATGAAGCCAATCTTCCACGCCGTTGCAACGATCCACGATCAGCAACTCTTTTAGTTTCAGTTTCACGAGAAGTTCCTACCGTTGGTCAAAATGGTAAGGCACCATCTGCTGATGCAATTCAAAATGCTTCAGAGATATGTGCATACGATGCATGGATTCTGTTGGATAGCGCAAGACTATTGGATCAATGGGATCCAGCAACATATGGTCTTGGTGTTATCGCAACAGTAGAAACCAACTCTCCTGAGGGCGGGTTTCAAACAGTAACAATGACTATAACTATGGCGATTCCATAATGGCTATAGTTAAATTCTATAATGTTCCATTAGATAGACTTCTTAATGATTCTGACGGTGAAGTTGGAAGATATTTATCTAAGAAAGGTGATCAAATTAGAACGATTGCTCGTACACGAGTAGGCGTTAGAACTGGTCGACTAAAAGCAACAATGCATAAAAGACACCTTAGAGATCCTAGGGGTCAGTATATCTTGGTAGGAAATGACGCTCCATACGCTCTTGCCCATCACGAAGGAAGTAGGCCAAGAGTTGTACGACCTACTGGATCTAAAGTCCTTCGTTTTGTTGCTAGAGGTCAAGTTGTTTTTGCCCAACAAGTTATGCATCCAGGAACAAAGCCAAACAAGTATCTATTAGATGCTTTAAAAATTGCACTATAATTAATATAACGACAGAAAAGGAAAACTCATGACAACACGATTTAAAGATTTTGGAGAAGGTGGCTCTACTAATAAAGAGCCTCTCTCATTCAAACTCCACGGTGAAGATTTTACCTGCAAACCAGCTGTACAAGGAAAAGTTTTACTTGAG